TTACGCATGGTTTCTCCTATCGTCTCACTATGTGAGATGTGATCTCTGTCACACTATGTAACTTATATTGAAGTCCAACCTATGTAACTTGCTTCCGGATGATCTTTGAGCCATTGCTCTCTAAGGGCATTTTGATAAGCCCAATCTATGTCAGTTGATTCTTTATCCATAACCTTCACTCCATTCATGACCACAATCTTTACATTCATGAAAGTAATCTTTGTTATAGGTTGTCGTACTAGTGTTGTACCTTAAGCACTCGGGGCATTGATCTTTGCACATATTGAGCAGGTTAAACCTTCCATCATCCACGCCCCACATTTAGGGCAACGTACTGGCTCAACCATGCAACACCTTCATAAAGTCATCAAGGGGCAAAAGTACGACATACTCTCCAGCCCTTTCTCCTTGACCGTTGCAGCGTAGAACTACGAAGCCAAGTTTATCGGATTTCCTTGATTTAGTCTGTTTAATCCATGCTAAAGGACTGAATTTAGTTACTGCTTTAACCTCAATGTCGTATGGCGTGCCTAGAATGTCACTACCTTGACGACCAGCCCCTGAGGACTCGGCATACTGGTACCAAGTCCTCAAGTACTCTGCTACCACCTTTTGAGTGCGGTAACCCCTATGTTTACGGTGTTGGCTCATCTGCCAACTCAAACAATTCTAAAGGTATTCTCCAGCCACTTATCTCATCATCGTAAAACTCATCAATCATAAACAAATGAGGTTCTAGGTGGCCAAAAACGTAGACTTGGGAGAAAGTAGCCTCATCAAGGCATTTAGTAGCGATCAACAACTTATTCATATCCTTTTCCCAAAAAGGAACTGCCCTTGCCGTTCTTACTGATCTAACCTCACATTGAAAGCCAACGTCTGAAATTGCATGTCGTAGAGGATGCAACTCATTTGGATACCAAGGTACATTCCATGAAATGTTATATAACTTGGCAACTGCCCATTCGCATACGTTGGCTCTTATGTTGGCTAGTACCTCATGCTCTAACTTGCCATTGGCCTTGCCTTCAGCATAGTTAGGACGATCAATAGAATCCCATTTGGCCAACCATCTTTCAATGGCTAACTGAGTGCAAACCCTAACCTCGTCCTTACTAAGTTCAACTATCATTCGATTTGTACTCTATGTGGTTTATCCCATGACAAACGACGCATTTAAGTACGCCGTTTTCATTTATCATTCTTGGGTCGTTGCATATCTCGCAACATTCTGACAATGGTACGAAATCTGGTACCACTCCATTATCAGTAAAGGTCAACCTTAAGCCACTTGGCTCAATGATTTCCATGTCACCCATTTTCTTGACCGTCGAAGTACCAGCGTCCATTGGCTGATAACTTCGCCCATTGGGCAGGGCATTGTTGATCTTTAGGCTTTCCGCAATTACATACATGACCGTAATACGGCTTTCCGCCTTTGCTGATACCTTGAAGTAACTTCGTCTTGCCATTCTCACAAGGCATTGGCATTGGCTCAGACTTAGGCAAGTTATCAACGACCTCACCAACTGACCATTCAACAGGTTCGGCCTTTGGCTTATCTGCAGCAAAAGACTCTCTAAGTGCTAGTTCTATTTTCTTAGAGTTTCCTGATTGTCCGTATATGTTTTGTCTTGCCTCAAGTTTCTCCTTAAAGGTCTGCTCTTTCTCAGCCACAACCTTTTCCATTTCAGCCCTGTTAGCCCTTGGGGCTTTTTGTCCGTCGACTGTTGTCGAGTACTGAGGTAAACCTGTATTGGTAATTGCCCTTGCATAGGCCGAAGTCTCAGCCTTTTCAATAGCGAACTGAGTCTTGACGCTTTCTCCAGCCATACCGTAAACCCAAGGATTTGGGTCAGCCCATGTTCTCCATAGAATAACCGTCACATAGACCATACCGTCAACAATCTCACGTTCAGACTTTTGACGCATATCTGGATTATCTTTAGCAAAGAGTTCAATTCGTTCCTCTGCCGTCATGTACTTACTCAGGTCAAATGCCATCTATCTCACCTTTATATTCTGTATCGTACTCTTTGAGTATTTGGTTATATATTGCGAGGTACCCGATACCGTCTTTGACTGAATCGATATGGTTAGGCGACTCACTAAGACGACTGATCTTAACGAGGCACATACAGATACTGACCTGCATTGGTGAAATGTAATCACCAAGGTAGGCACTCCATAACTCGGAAATTCTTTCATGATTGGTTCGACTAGAACCATAAAACTTACCCCTTTCAGACAAGGTAATCCTTACCTCGTCAAATAAGTCATTTGTTCTGTTCATAGTCAAATACCTCATCCGATAGGTTTTTAATGGTAATCATCCGGCGGTGCATATCCCAACCTACCGCACGACCACGCCAATAGCCCCGATTGTAAACCTCGGTTTGCCATAAACTAACAGCGTAAGAAAGTAAGCCGGTGGCTATCATGAACCATAAAATTGTCAGTCCGTTGATTTTCATGCGTTCACCCATGAACCGGCGAAGTTTGTTGTAAAAATAGGTTGGTCAAATCTCAGGTCGTAATTGATCTGAAACTCATAACCTTGTTGTTGTAGGTATTTAGTGGCCAGTACTAAAGCGGCACTATTCTCTACCCAATAAATGTATTCATGCTCAAAGTTAGGGGTTTGGTCAAAGCGGTCAAGTTGCGCTTCCCAATCAATACCTTTAAACTGCATTTGGGTTTCTGTTAGCAGATCAAAGTCTGCAAATGTTAAGTTCATTGTTTACCTTTCCGTTACACCAAGCGAGTGACTTGGATAAGAGAAGGGTGACAGATACAACCGACACTATCAATACCGGCGTCGGCGTGTTGTATAACAGTTTTGTTACAAAAGCCCTAATTCGTCAAAGGCGTCTATTTGTTCGTCTATATCTCTAGGCTCATAATCTGTCTGCCTACTCATACAATTTACCCTCAAAGATAAATGAATGATTATTAATAGGTATAGGTATAACCTGCACTTTACGATCTTGGACGTAGGCTACTGCGAAGCCCTGTTGCCAATTGGCGTAGCCCTTTGTATAGGCCATACCGCTTGAGGCTAGATCGACTAAATTTCCGACCTCTAATCCCCATACAGTACGCCCTATTTGGCCTCTTGAAGCCTCTGTAAAGGCCGATAACCCTAGTCTATGGGTATGCCGACAAACCACACTCTTACCAAGCCTCTTAGCCCCATTTAAGGCCGTTTGTGATGGAACTTGGCTAAGAGGGAAAGCGTCTCCATGAACTGCCGTCCAGCCGTACGCCCAATCAAGTCCGTAGGGGTGGAATTTAATCTTGAGTTTATCATACCCCATAAAACGTTCATACTGCAGTTCGGGTAGGTTGAGGAAAGAGGGTAATCTTTTTTTGATTGATCGGTAAAGTCTGATTCCATGGTTACTACCTAGTACATCCGTAACGCCGAGATACTGAAGTACTTCTTGCGTAAACTTTCTGTCATCATCTAGGTTCCCAACCATCTCATCTATTGTTCCTGCATTAAATCCACCTAATTGAGGTAAATCGATTTCGTCACCGATTTGAATAGTCCGGTGAGGATTCCATTTCCTTAAAAACTTTCCTACTAATTTGACCGACTGCTCATCTATAAATGGAGACTGGAGGTCACTTATGAAGGCGATTCGCTTAATCGTCATCCTCGTCAAAGTCGTCTAAAGGATTTTTGATAGGGTCTTTAGTATCAACAATCCAGTCAGGGTAAGACGATCTATCCATGGCAAAAGCCAAGGCCGTTCCTTCGTCCATTCCTGATTTACGACAAGCCATATAAACTTCGTTAGCGGCTATAGCCCAAAAATCTAACTTAGTTAGAACCGGCTCTTTTGTCGTACGGCGACGCCTAGCGACTTTCTTTCTTGGTTTCCTTTTGGTGGCCATGGCTAAAGTCTACTTCCTAGTTATGACAATAAAGAGTTCATCTATGCGATCTGAAAGGTGTTTTGTTTCCTGTTGAAGCGAAGTTAACTTGTCATACATGCTTGAGCCCCCATTGGGACGAAGTTCATTGAGCCATCCTCTGACCAGCCATCGAAGGCCGGCGAGAATTCCGATTAGTGTGGTTGTGATTCCTGCTAGAAAACCAGCCCACTCAAGGGCTGTCATTACTCTTTACTACCGATACCAAAGGCAGGGTCATCCGGATTTAAGGCACGAAGTATAGGTGCTGCAAAAGCAACTAAAAATGCTTTCCAAATGTCGTCAAATGAACCTGAAGGATTTGTTACATAAACAGTTGCTAGACAAACAAATGCGCTTCGTCCGTATGATTGTATTACTTCGATCAGTTGCTTATTCATTGTTTGCCCCCTATTAGTGGTATATTAAAAAAATCTGAATTGGTATCTTGGTTCTTTCGGAATGAAATATGAATGTGGTGGTTATGAGGGTTGTATCCTCGGTACCGTCTCCATTTGTAATTCATGATTGGTGACGCAATCATCCCCAAATGAATCACATAAGATATACGTCCGTAACTCTTTGCATACTGTCGAATTTGATCTGCCAAATATGCTGAAGTTCTTTTGTCGTCAGAAAGGCGAGCGTCCACGTCAATTGCTCTAACAACAAAGTTGGCTTTTGGGTCGGGTATGTGATCGCTCTTACCTCTACGTTTGTGATTAGCGTCAGCGTTCCACCCATCACTCTTGCGCTGGCGATCTGGGTATGAATCATCTATTTGATTGCGTAATTGTGCAGCCGCTTTACTAAGCCAAGGATTCAATTTCAATCCAACTTAATGTTAATTCATCCCAATACCAACCTTTTTCTGCTGGTTGTGGTGTCGGTGGTTGCCAATCAAAATTATCATCTAATGACCAAGATGAATAAGGTTGTGGTGCAATAAACACATCATTTACTGAATCATAAGAATACCCAATACCAGCGTATTGTTTGCGAATATTATTGTTGTATGAGGTGCGCTTGACTGTGTATGGCGTTCCTTGTGCGTAATAAGTTTCTGTGTCTAATCCGTCAATTAATTCTGCTTCATCTTTGCCAACAGTCACTGCAACAACAATGTTGTTTTCATCTAAATATGCGTAATGTGCCATTATGCCCAACTTACTGTATCTGAAACACCTGCTGCTGTAACTGTTGTTATTTTGTATGCACCGCTTGTACTTGTACTTTGAGTAACTCCACCACTAAAAGTTGCAGTTGCAGAAACTGGATACTTAAGAATAACTACACCAGAACCACCAGAACCACCAACTGTTGCCAAACCTCCACCTAATTGGTTTGCACCGCCGCCGCCACCGCCACCAGTGTTAGCAGTTCCTGAAGTGCCAGCAGTTGCTGGAGTTGTTCCATTACCACCTGCACCACCGCCGCCAAGTCCACCAGCACCACCCGCTTGAATGTTTACTGTTCCACCACCACCACCACCATAACAAGTTGCAGTGCCAGTTATTGAATTGCTTAAACCAATACCACCAGCACCTGCTGGGCTCGGATAACTTGAATTTCCACCATCTGCACCAGCACCACCGCCTCCACCACCTTCGCCACCGCCTAAATCAATTCCACCATCATTGCCTTGACCAATTGTTCCAGTGCCAGCAGTGCCAGCAAGGGCTGCACCACCGCCTGAACCACCATTATTGCCATTTGCAGTTCCGCCTGTTCCTGCACCTGCACCAGCACCACCGCCTGTTGAAGTGTAAGAATGAAAAATACTGTTTGAACCATTTGAGCCTTTAGTGCCTAATCCACCATTTGCACCACCCGCACCAACTACTAAAGAATAATTAGTTGCATAATTTAAAGTTAATGATGATCCACCAACATTTGTCAAATAACCACCAGCACCACCGCCCGCTGCTGCACCAAAGGAGGTTGAACCTCCTCCGCCACCAGCACCACCAGCAACAACTAAATAATCAATTGTTAATGGTGTAAATGTAGGTGCTAGAGTGGCTGATAATATATTTAACATTTATGCAATAGCCCCAACTACATACCAAACATTTGCAGATTGTTTAATTATTGCTGCTGATTTGTATTGTGCAACTGTTGGTGCGGCAGATGTTGCACCCGCACTAGTAATAGTTGTAGTTCCTGAAGTTACGGCATTGACTGTTAAAAGTCCTGCGCCTGTATTCAAAATAGTAATAGCGGTTCCATTAGGAAATGCGTAAGTTGCGTCTGTGGGTATTGAAATTGTCTTAGTGCTTGCGTTGCTTGCAACAACTAAAACTTGATATTGGTCAGTTGAAGCAAGGGTATAAGTTGACCCGCTTTGAGTATTCAAAGTAAAGGATACTAAACCGTTGAACATTGCCGCCGATAAGACGTCGCCTGTTGCCGCTGGAAAACCTGTTGCCATGTGTATATCTCCTTAGTAGTGCCTAATTATATCTCAGTATGAGAGAATATCCTCGCCAAGTACCCCATAAGTACTATTTCCTATGATAAATCCATCTACAATAGGTTCCATAGTGGTAAGGGTGGTTATCCATGACGTCGGGGTTATGTCATGAGCGATACCCTGAACCTGTAGGTTTTT